GGCTGCATCTGTAAGGTTGGCTGCTAGCGTTGTTTGCTGGGAGCGTGAGGAATATTTTCTTGTTGTCATTTATCTACCTATCGGCTGTAGTGAACGCGGATTGGATACTGGGCTTGTTGTCTTGCTGTTTCTTCGTTTAAACGTTGTATGTAAAGTGCGTAGAGTTGCTTCGTTGCACTCTGTGATGCACCATATGGACGCTTACTGTCTGTTTCGTCAGCCTGTGGGCTAACTTGTGCAGCACGAGCAGGGTCCAAATATGTAAGTAGGCGATATGAAGCGCCCAGGATTGCAACATCGCGTGCTGAGTTAGGTAATCCTGTCTGAGTTGCAAAGTCTTGTGAGTTACTAGTAAATGGTTCAGGGTCAGTTGCATAGACAACCTTGACTGTACGACCTGGTTGAACAAAATCACCAATTGTTACGGTCTGTGCTCCAGCACCAAATGCCACAGTTGAAGCCAATGAATCCCAAGACCAACGACGGATTGGGAACCACTCTTCTGAAGGTCCAATATCTTGCCACATAATGGTCATAATGTTGTGGATGTTTAGGTTATTAAATGCGTATGTAGTCTGTGCTGCATTGAAAACAAATGATGTTGTCTTAACTGCAAAGATAGTAGCGCCAAAGGCTGCAATAGTATCGTTAATTGCTTTCTTAATCACATAGCGTGGGAAGGTAGGTGTGATAGTAACCTTAGTTCCAGCAGTGTGTGCAGCAATATCTGTTCCTAAGTAGCCACGACCATAAGGAGGAACAGTGGCTGTATTAGATACGCGGTCAAATGAGTCTAACCAAAACAGTTCTTCATCAATCTCAATAGCACCCTTACCAATATTATCGGTAGATGCTAACTGCAAAGTGATTGGGCTAGCAATGGTAGATGCCGTAGCGGCAACATCTTGAGTAATGTAGGTTGCTCTATCCTGCTGATATGTATAACCTGCAAGGTTAATAAGTACTTCATCAATCATACTTGATAATGTTGGCATTAGATAGTCCTTAATGCTGCAAGAGCAGATAGTCCAGTAGTAGATGCCAACTCGTTACAGATAGCATTAAGGTTTTTAAAGTTATTAGGTTGACGACCAGCATCAGCCTTGTAGTTCAAAGCAGCAATTAAACCCTTGCCTGTTGTCCCAGCCCAAGCATTGGCTGCGCCTTGTGACTCCTTGAACGCAGTCATTAGTGGATAATCTCCACCATTTGCCAAACGATTAAGTTCAGCACAAAATGATAAACCTGGAATGCTAGCCATTACTTAGCCTTTCTTTTAACTGCTGCGTTGTCTACTAAGTTTGGGTAAGGTCGACCTGCTGCTTTTGCTCTTGCCTTTGCTTTAGCCTTTTGTGCTGCAGTCAAAGGTGTTGATTTCTTATTAGGATTCTTCTTGTCCCAGAATGCTTTCTTTTTCACCACTTCACCTTGTCTGCCCAGTAGGCTGCTGACATCTTTCCTTTAGCAATATTCTTTGCGTGTCTAGCCTTAAATGATGCTTGACGTGCAGTCGGCTTCTTATCGCCAGTAACGCCCTGTTGACCAAAGCGAATAGTTTTGACCTTATCTCCCTCTTTAGCCACAACAACGTGTGACTTCTTAGGATGATTCGGTGTACGCTTAGGCTTGTTAAAGCCCGATACTCCTGCTCGCTTTAGTCTTGGGTCCATTATTTTTTCTTCGCCTTCTTAACAGTCTTTTTCGCTTTTGACTTGCCTGCTTCAGAGAGAGCAATAGCCACAGCCTGCTTACGAGATTTAACAACTTTCCCACCTTTACCAGAGTGAAGTGTTCCCCGCTTGAACTCGCCCATTACTTTCTCGACTTTGTTCTTCATCGTGTACCTGCGCCACCCTTAAAGCCTGGAATCTTTGTAACGTCGTAGTTATATTTTTCCATAAGTGTGCGGTAAGCCTTGTCTTCTGATGATTCACCACGAAGCATACGAGCACGCTCAGTTGCACGTAGGCGGGCATCATCTGCAGTCTTATCCTTAACAGGAGTTGCCTTAGGCTTTGCAGCAGGCGTAGCCTTCTGAGCCTTATACTTTGCTTCTAGCGCAGCAAGTTGTTCCTTAAGACGCTTCTTCTGTGCTGGAGTCTCAGCGGTATCTACTAACCAAGAACGCTTGTTCTGGTAATCGTCATATGACATTGGCATAATTATTTCTTCTTTCCCATTTTCTTGGCGGTCTTCTTAGTTACCATCTTCTTGCCAGTCTTCTTGGCTTCAGCCTTAGCCTTTGCCATACCTTTTGCTGTGTATGAAAACTCTTTTGTTCCTACTTTTGGCATTACTTCATCTTCTTCTTAGCGACTTTTTTAGCAACCTTCTTGGCAACAGCCTTCTTCGCAGTCTTCTTAGCAGACTTCTTCATCATCATTTCCATCATCATCATCTTCTTGTCCATTATATTTGTCCTATCTCTTTCATTACTTCGACGGATTGTTTGGTTATGTTTGTTGCAGTTGGCATAGTGTCAGCGTTGTAAGGTTTGTTGAGAACCTCACTTGCCGTGTATGCCTGTTGGATATGTTTGTGCGTTGTTCCTGCTGGTTGAATACCTTGTGCTCTTGCTTCTCTATAGGCATTCAATTCTCCGACCCACTTCTTGTCAGATATATCTCGCTTGGCATCGCCAGTAGATAATTCAAGAAGTTGTATCTTGCAACCAAAGCAACCTTCTACATACTCTGGGTGTGTCTGTCTTTGATGTAATCCCATTTGTCCCTATACCTCTGTAAAGTTTGCCTCTGTAACGCCAACTCCACCAGCAATTAATGCTGCCTTTGTTGCATCGTCAACGTTATAGTTTCTGCCACCACGATAAACCTGCTCGAATGTTGGGATATCCGAATCAAGGATGTATCGCTGTTGGGAGTAGACTCCATTTTGCTTTACGATTGACACACCTACATCTAATTTATAGAAGTAAAATAGGCGTGCTCCACCAATAGGACCTTCTTGTACTGTTGGTGTTCTGAATAGCCAAGTAGCCATTAGTCCTCCTTAGTGAACTTACTGATGAGCAGAGGTTTCCCTCTGCCCACCCGTCAATTAACTACTAGAGAGCAGCGATTGATGAGCCTGTCTCCAGGCGGTAAAGTGCTTCTTCACGGTAGCGTGCAAAGCCGAGTACGCCGTACCAACCCATTGGGCGAAATCGCATCAACTTGTCAACGACTGGTCCGATAACAACGTGTGGCTCTTCAGCAACTGCCTGAGCAAGTGCTTGCTTTCCAGCAACGATTGTTGAGAATACGCGAGTTACTGGTGTAACTGTGATTGTTGTTGATACTGTAACTGCAGCAGAGTTAGCAACGTCAACAGTGATTGTTGTTGTTGAACCTGATGTTGCGATAGCAGTAATCTTTGCAGATGTTCCTACGCCAGTTCCTGAAATCTTGTCGCCAACCTCAGCGCGGTTAGCAATGACAGAAGATGAAGCAACGCCGAATGTGAATCCTGCTGATGTTCCTGCAACTGTTACTGCTGTTGTTGCCAATGCTGACTGGTCTGCACCTGACTTAGCATTGTACAAACGTGGTGACTCTACGAAGAATGCGCCTTCGTACTGTCCAATTTCTCCAGCCCAGATGTTATCTGGTGATGAGTAATTGTGTGGGTCGCGCCATCCTGCTGCGCCTGTTTCTGCACGAAGGTCGTGTGAAACTTCTGGGTGGATACCAGTCCAGAATAGTGAACCCTTACGGTATGCAGCCTTGTTTGAACGCAACTTAGCAACAGCCTTACGGATGTCTGCTGAGTCTGCTGTTGCAGCAGCAGTGATTGTTGCTGTTGAGGTTGCTGTTGAACCGCCGTAGATTACGTTTGTTCCACCGTTAAGTGTTGTCATCGCAACCTGGTCGATTGAGTCTGCAAGGTTGAACGCAATTACGTTAGCAATTGCTGGGTCAACGTCTGCAAGTGAGAATAGTTCCAAAGCGCGTGTTACAAGAACAGAGTTACCGTACTCGTTAAGAGTAATTGTAACTGTGTTAGGTGTTGACAACGCGACTGAATCTGGGTCTACTGTCTCTGTTAGAGTATCTGTTACTGCGTTTAGGTCAACGTACTTCTGTAGAACTACTGTTGAACCTGGGATTGATTGCTGTGCTGGAGTCTTGTCTGCGACTGAACGAATTAGTGGTTCGGCGCGGAGAGCGAACTCAAGAAGACGGTCATACGCCTTCTGTACAAGACCTGCACCGCCGACTGTACCACCAAGAGTGGTAGAGCCTGTGGATGTATATGCGTTAGGCATATGCGGTCACCTCCAAGTGACTATGAACGGATATTATTGTTGTGAGCGTAGAATTGACAGAATGTCTTCTTCAGACGTAGCCTGTTGCATTCTGTATTCAATATCGTTTGCTCGGTCAGGGGTCATAGCGTTCTGTGTAACCAAGTCCTGGTTGCGTAATGCAGCGCGGTCTTCTTGTGTTACCTTAGAACTATCTTCGTTAACCGTTAGTCCGAACAAGTCTGCATTATCATCAAGCCAGTTAGAAACTGATTCTTCGCTAATGTCATCCAAGTCCTTCATTACTAAACGGGCTGCTTTAAGATTGACGCCCTTCTTTTCTAGTACTGACTTGACAGTTGCTTCACGCTGCGTCTTGGAGAATCCCTCAAGTTGCTCTGTGAGTTCCTTAATACGCTTCTCATCTGCACGCTTGGCTTTTCGTAACTTTTTAAGTAAGTCACTTCCATCCATCGGTGCTTCATCGATTGTATCTAGGTCATCGTCTTCGTCGTCCCAGTAGTTGTTGCTCATAGCAACGCCACCCTTCTATTCGTAGTTAGTTCGCAAGCCTCAGGTTCCATTCGGGGAAATGGTCTGGCTCTTACTCCCAGTCTTTTACGCTGGCGGGGCTGGTAGGTCCGCTCAGGATTCTGTTTTATATTAAGCGAT